TCCTTCCCCATATGCTTACGAGCTTCTGTCTCGGTAATCGCATTCCCCTGATACATAAGCATGAAGTGATTCTGCATCTTGATTTGCGATTCCAAATCGATTTCATTGAACTGCAGCTCTACTCTTTGCTCATCATCAGAATGGTCGTACTGGAACGTGCTCTCGAGCATTAGCTCTCTGACCATTTGGAAGTTGATAATATCTGCCATGCACTGCTGATAGAACTTCACGTTGTCAATGGCCAATTTGGACATTGTATCAGCGGTAGCTCTATTGCTTGTATCACCATAACCAAAGTCCAATTCCGAAAGGCCAGAGCCAGAGATCACTCTCTTCTTAAAGTACTCGAGGTATGTCTCAGCTCTGAGTGCTCGGCTCTCTGAGCCAAGGCCTTTGATTTCATGACGTTCGGGTGTGATGATCATTCCGTCGTTTGCCATATCCTGAATCTTGGATCTGACAATATCACACTCTGTTAGGCCGTCCTCATAGCGCTTCATTGGCGCGAGTTCTGTGCCTACCTTGTATTGGAACAAGGGGTGAATGTGCTGGTGAACTAAGTTCTCGACGTTTTCTTCGATGCGGCGAAGAGCGGTTATGTCATCGAGAACTGGAATCCATGATGGAGTTCCTGCTAATTGATGTGTCTTTCTATAGATATGGAAATGGATTACATCTTCTGGGGCAAAGATCTTTTCGCGACCATCGGGCATAATGTGCTTATAGCCCTTGATATGATAGTCCTTCCCAATCTGGAACAACATTGTCTCTGGGCTGGCAACAAAATAGCCCGCTATTGGCTTCAATTTGAAGCCATCTACATCTCTGACCTTGCCGCTAGAAGTGGAGACATCTCTAGCTTTAATCAGGAAGCAGTTGTGGTATCGAAGCAGGTTGCTGAGGACTTCGACTAAGAGGGACCAGAAGCTTTGTCCTTGGGCAATCTCTAATTCTGCAATACGACGTTTGATGTAGTCTAGTGATGTTTGATTTCTCGAGACAAACACCCATCCAGCCTTAATGGCAAGAGCCAGCTTCTTGAAATTAGCTTGATAGACAAAAGAATCAGTATCTTCTGCCATGCCGATATCGACAAAGTCGTATTCGGCTGGATACCAAGCCTCCCCACTCTTGCGTGTATTGGAATTTGTTGGAAGTCTATAGGTAAACGTTGGACGCTTTATCGCTGGAGATAAGGCTTTCATTAGACTGACACTAGGCTTTATCTCTTTGAGATCCCTAGTAGTCTGATCTAACTCGATGATGTCTTCCATATTATCCCCCTAGCTCAAGTGTCCATTGCCTTAATAGCGCTTCTTCGTCTGGAGTCGCTTTCTTGAGACAGTTCTTTAGAGCGAAATTGAATTGCTTGATTGTAGATGATGGGAACTTCGCGTTAAGACTCTGCTGAGAATTTGTGCCTGGTATTGTCGAGCTACCTCTTGGCTGGCCGCTAAGGACTCCATCAATGGCGATTGTAGTTCCATTTGGGGAACGGCTATTGAGTTGGTCAACAATTTGACGCACATTCTCTTCTGTGCATAGTTCTTCTTGAGTTCCGAGCTTTACAATTACCTCGCAAATATCAATTATGGTGGCGACGGCCTTGATCTGATCGTACCAACTTATATTATCTTGAGTGATTAACCATTCACCGCCCAAGAGATCGATTAGAGCATCTTGAACCTTAGTAAGCTTTAGCTCGATCCAATCTATGGCCTCTTGGCCAACAGAACGTATGTAACTTACAATATCTTCGCCAGGAGTACTAAGTTGCTTGGCAAAATCATGAATCTCTACATTTGCACGATGGGCATTCTGTGCAATATCGTTTAGCTCGGCATCGACCCTATCAGAAGTTAGCTTCTTATTAAAGTGAAGTGCCTTTGGGCCATGATCATTAGAGATGCTGAGGCCGCTGAGGCTTCTGGCCGAGTTCTCGATGCTATTCAAGATACAATCTACTTGGTCCAATATGAACTGCAAGTACATATTGAGGAAGTCTTCTAAGCCCCCGATGTATGGACGCAAAAGACTGCTTAGAATATCATTCAAAGCAGACATCAGATTGAAGTTGATCGACTCTAGGACTCGCTCGATAAAGGCCGTGAGGATACCAATCAGAACTAACAAATCTTGTGGACAGAGGTCTCTAAAGGCATGTAAGAGCCGACAAAGCTCATCAAGTACTGGGTTCCCCTTAAATAGATCTTCAAGACCATCTAAGAATCCTAGGCGGGCCTTTAGGTCGGCCATCAATATCTCTTTTAGACGGTCCCAGTCAAAATCGCCCAAGGACCATTTCATATTGCATGGGATACATTCTGAAAGGTCCTTGAATAGACGATCATTCTCGCTTCGATCAGAAGACGTACCTTCTAACGGCTGAAGGCCAGCTCCTAGTGAAGATGCTTCACGGATCAGGGGCTGTGAGGTGGTGCCTAGTGCTGGCGCGCCTGTGTTTGGGCTGATGATTCTGTCTACCCTGGACTTGGAGACTTCAGACATTGCTATTGTGCGAATGATGTCCTTCGTACTTAGGGCCTCAGCGACCTTTACTCGGTTAGAGCTCTTAAGCAACTGGGCCCTTAAGAACTCTTCATAAGATTTTATGATTAGCTGCAGATCTTTCCTGCGGGCTAAGGCGTAATCAATATTCATTATACGATGCCGGTCCCTGTAATATCAGCTGGGCTTAAGGGTGGAATGGCGACGATCTCTGTTGGTGGGCCTACTCTGGATGGAAGGATTGCTGGGGTCGCCTCTCCTGTTGGCTGAGGCACTCCTGGAAGAACAACCAAAGCCAACGCCACATCATTTGTCATTACTGTTGGGGGCATGGCCGGGATCGTTACGGCAGCCACGCTCGTAGATGGTCCGCTTGGTGGAACTGGGTGGATATGAGAGCTCATCAGCTTTGCGAGAGCATCGATCTTGGCGTCTAACTGGGCGAGAGACTTATTGACATCCCCTGTATGAGCAAAGTCTGTAACCATATACGGATACAAGCGCATATAGAGCTTTCTCATTTGTTCCATTACGACAGCAGCTGCCGGTCTATTCAGGAGTGCGCTTAGATTATCTAAGGCCATGTGACTGTTCCCCAATGGCGATTGCCAAATCTTTGTCTAGCTTTAATGCTTGCAAATACATTTGATAGCTGATGCGACGGTGCTCTCCTTTGAATGTTTCTGCAACCGCTTCTGAGAGAGCTGGTTGATCTGAAGGAGAAAACTCATAAGTCAGTTCGCCTACTCGATTACTCAAGAGAGCGAGTAGGTCATCAGCTTTGGCTATTAGTTCTGTGTATCCGGTCGAGATGTCTTCAAGAGAGAGAGTTAATGGCTCTTCTTTCTTGTCAATCAACTCTGCACGAGGGACAGAACCAGCGACTCTTGACCGACGATCTGTAACGTCTGGCTTCTTAAATAGAGCTTCTCTGTCGACTCCACTAAGAGGCTTGGCCTCCTTTTTGGGAGCAACAACGATCAGCATATCGAATGTCTTAGTCATTTACGAGACCCTCTGTATAGGTGAGGGTGAGTCCACAAGTTACTGCTCCGACCGGAGAACCTTTGGCTGCTTCTACTCTGATCCAAAATGGATAGTACTTAGTATCAGGAACATCAGCGGTCCCTAAATTTGGGAGTCTAGTATCTATAGCGCCCCCTTCTAGAGGAGACTGCAGGACAGCAGCAACTCCAGGATCCAATTCAGATAATGAACCATTTGCTGCAACAGCAGCCCAGCGAGTCTCTGATGGAGCTTTGTCTCCTGACAATAGCTTAACCTTCAAGGACATTCCGCTGATTGGAGCACCGCTCACGGACGGCTTGAGGATGAGGCCCGTGTAGAACTTTGTTTCATCGTCGTTACGGATAAAGAACTTCTTCGTTAGCGCATTCCCACCAGGGGAGACGTTGAATGTGGCGGGGTTCTCGAAATCGTCGCTTGATATTAGCTCGAAGGTTCCTGAGCTGTCATTTAACTTATAGATATTGATCATTACCTAAACATACTCCGTTTGATTGGCGCGCGTCCTCTTGTCGAAATTCCATTATCTCTATCTATGAATCTACGTGTTGGATTTTCAGTGTGGTCGTGAATTTTACGACTTATACGCTGGCCGTCTTCCCATGTGGACTCGATAATAGTATGAGAAGGTAAATAATTCAACTCTTTCTCTCTTGCAAGTTCTTTTCTGTCGATCTTCGCCGGCTCTTTCATCTTCGACACACGAGACGTTGGTTTATTCTCGTCAATAGGGACAGAGATATGTGCCGAGACCTGTTTGACAGCGTCCCCAAACATTCCGGTAAAGCTTACTGTCGGTACAATCTGTGGATTGCCTAGCTTCGAGAATTCCATTGTGAATGCGAACATTGCCAGCATCCATGCATCTAGACGGTGGTCCTCAATGTCATCGTTAACCATCTTATATACTGGACGCCCATTAGCGCTGATCTTGTCAACGATATAACCACGTAGGGCACGTATTAAGTTGTTATCATACTTGGATATGATCACTTGATCAGCCTCAAGGTAACGAATTGCATTCTCTACAACTGCAGGTTTTGCATATTCCTTATAGATAGTGCCATCAACAGGGTGACGCATATCGATCTTGCTACCGAAGTCAATCGCTTTGACTATTGTTTCGAGGCGTTTGTCTGCGGTATTTGGTTCAGCCTGGCTGCCAAGCTCCTGGAGTAGTTCAATCTGTACGCTGCCAGCACCTCTGTCAACGTAGATGAATTCTGGATGCCACTTTCTGTTCAGCCTAATTATTTCGTTGATAGCCTGAATCTGTGTGTTTCCTTCGCGGAATACCTGGCCGCAATCAACAACTTTATATTGTGGCTTCTTTGGTCTTGGATCTGTCTCAACAACTACTATCTCAGTACCATGAACAGGGTTCCAGTCAATGCCGATACAATAAATACATCCATCCCTTGGCTCACTATCTGCATAGATATAATTTCCATAGGTCAATGCTCTATCAATATGGCTGTGCTGGAATACACCATCTGCAATTTCGCCATAATCACTCAAGATTTCATGGATGTACTTTACGCCTGGATTCTCCTTCTTCATCTCCATTTCCATGCTCTCGTCCCAATTTGGACGACACATAGATGGGAAGTGGAAGGATCTGAACATTGGGTCGTGATCCCATTTGTAGAACTGTTCTCTTTTGCCGGTCGGTGTCGAGGCTACAATTAAGATTGTATTCTTGTGCTCTGTAAGGATTGCGGTGATAGCAGAGAGGTCGTCTGTGTCCAGGTAGTCGGCCTCGTCAATGATGATCATGTCAGCAGCTTGGCCGCGCATACCATCATTACCACTCACGAAGCCAATCATGAATGAGCCATTTGTAAGTTCGATATACC